AACGCATCATTTGACCTGTTAATATTAATAGACTCTTATTGTTCACTTTAGCATATGCTTCCTGTTTTAATAAGCAATCTTTTATATTTTTAGAATTAGGGCATATAGTTGTAACACATATTTCATTCCCTTTGTCTTTCATAACCTTACATGTGCTTTGTACGTCAGCTTTATCCCATTGAATTGGATGACCCCCATGCTTCATATTTTCATTTATCATTTCAATTGGAGTATCATCAAACCCAAGACCGTGCATTATGGCAATACAATAATTCTTTCTAAAGTATTCATTTCTCATCATTAGTATAGTTAGATTCTTAGCTATGTTTCTAAAAGGACTCTTTTTATTTTTTTTATCTTTCTCTCTTTCACCTATTTTATCATTTTCTAACTCACTTTTCATACCTTTTAAAGTTGTTGGTAAAAACCATATTTCTGAATGGGGGTAAGTTATATCGTATTTTAATGTATTTAATAAATATTTTTCATATATTTCTTTTTGTAGATATTGTAAATAAGAAATACATTTCCCCCCTTGGTTTATTCTATTTTCATCACTATTAACATTTGTTAAAGGTTTAAAGATTTCTTCTATATTTATTTCACTATTACTAATAATACTCTTGTAATCACTTGGTATATCCTCAACGAGTGGTGTTGAAACATATAATTCTGGATATTTAGCGTATTCACCTGCCAAATGTTCTAATGTTTTTCCAGCTTCTTTATATTGATTTACTACATCTGAAAATATATCAACTTTACGGTCCCCATCATTTTCTTGTTTAATATTATCTAAAAATTTATCATAAACATGGTATACTTTTTCACCAGAAATTTCATCTATTGAAAAATCACCTATATTTTTCATATTTTGAATATCTTCATATCTCCATTGTATTAATCGGGTATTAGTGTTTCCTTCATTCATATATTTTAAATATGGTTTAGCAAAAGTTGCTGTAACCATAACAAATGCTTTATAATCATTATCAAATACTATTTTTTTCAACATATCCCCTTGTTGTGATGCATTTCCAGAACCTTGATGTATCTCATCAAAGAAAATTATTTTATCTTTTTCTTCTTTCAATATTTTTCTAATTTCTGGAGGTAATTCAGTATTCTTATCCCTATCGTTTTTCTTTTTTCCTGTAGTTTTCATCCTTACCATTTCTTGACTACATACAAAAATATGCTTCCCACCTTTACCGTAATCTTTACCTTTTTGTAAGTCGTGTATAATATATTCATCGAAATCAGAAAACCCCTGTTTATCTGAACGAAATAATTCATCTATAAATTGATCTTTTGTTTCTGTTATTGCCCCTAAAATCAAAAATACATATTTAGGTTTTAATTCTGATATTAATCCACCTATCATATATGATTTACCTGAACGAGGCACAGCACCCCACGCAAACTTTTTATCACCAGTTTCAATACATTGTATTGTATAATCTACGAAATATTTTTGATGGAAACGCGGTATCAAAACATTATCCTTTTTATTTTTCTCTTCCAATTGTTTTAAATCTATATTTTTGATTTGAAGATAGAAATCATTTAAATCGGTTAAATCATATATTTTATGTATTCTTTTTGCATATGTTTTATCGGTTCTATTTAATTTTCTTTTTAACTCTTCTTTATTTTTGACAAGTAAAACTATATTGTATTCAAATGGTTTACCTTTACCAGAACTATTAAATATCTCATCTGCCTCTATTACTATTTGTGCAACATCATACTTATCCCCACTTTTCTCTTTTTTGAAAAACTTTGCTGAACATAAAAACGTATCAAAAACCTCACGTGGTTTTGCTTCAACACATGAAGGGGGGTCTTTCCAATTATACTTTATCCCTTCTAAATATTTAGTATTTGGTGTATTTTTATTTTCGTGTGAATAATATATATCTACTATACCCGAACCACTTCCATCATTTACTTTATTTTTTAAAAAGGTAGTTTTATCAATTTTATCACCCCCTTTTTCTAAATTTTTATAAAAGACTCTTTTTACCTTTTGTTTATCTTCACCCACAATATCTAAATTAAAAAAGTAGGATAATATCCATAATGCTTCAAAAACATGGTTCCGATCATCTAGTTTTTTATTTGTTTCTGCTACAAAAGGAAATAATTCAAGGAAATCACTAACATTGTCTTTATTTTCTTTTTTAATAACTTTAATTAATCCCTCTAAAGTTAAATTACCATATTTATATTCTCTTGATTTGCATTCACGAAGTAATTGTGTTAACCTTTTAACATCTTCTTTCTTTCCATTTAATTCACCTTCTATCTTTTCTATTTCACAGTCTTTTTTATCAACATGACAACTTTCTGGTTCAGGTTCACCAATTTCATGTTTTTCTATAATGATTTTTCCGCTTTCATAAATATCTTTCGTTAAAAATACATGTGTAACTTTTTCTTTTAATGGGTAACATTGTAATATTTTTAAAGTTTTTTTTGAATCTATGTTTACAATTCTCCCCCAACGGATATTACCTCCTTTTTTGTAAAAGCTGACTTTATCACCAACGGAATATTTATCCATAAATCTATATAATATATATAGATATTTTTACCTAAAAAGATATCTTTTATTATGATAAATGATGAGATGTTTCTCCACTTGCTTTAATAAATGTAAAAAAAAGAAAATTCCAGATGTTTATGTTTTATTACTAGAAGGTGGTAAATATTATGTGGGTGAATCGCTTGATGTAGATAAACGCATCAGTGCCCATAAAAAAGGAAAGGGTGCTGCTTGGACAAAAAACAACGAAGTTATCAGTGTTTTACAACCAATTACGAAAAAACAAGAATCTTTCTGGGAACTCAAAGAAACTCTTGAAAGATTTAAACTACATGGAATAGAAAATGTCCGTGGATCTATGTTTACATCTCCTTATGGATTAACTCGTAACGATAAATATATCGCTGGACAGCTTTACTGCGAACTTAACAACCTTTGTAGGAAATGTGGTAGTCCCCATCACTTTATAGGAAATTGTAAATCTACAGAAGTAGCTGATTGGGTTCACAACTTTGGAGGAACTCTTGACCTCAAAGGAGAAGATGACTTTGGAAGAAAGTGCTCCAACTGCTCTAAAGATATTAGTAAACTCCCCAACTACTTTCGCTTCTGTAGAGGGTGTTATTCTGGAACGCTTTAAATTTGAAATTTTTAAGTGAACCTTATCAAAACTATTGAACTGAAAATACTTTTTATCTCACAATGGACGCTTTCATGAATGACATCCAGAAGTGTGTCAAGAAGGAGAACATACGCTACCTGGAGGACTTCTTGAATGCGGTGGTGAAGTGTGGCGAACTTACAGAAATTGGTATCAGAAGGATAAAGGAGAACAAGGATTTGAAAGATTTCTTTGACGAAGGGAAGGATGAACTGGTTGAATCCCTTCAAGATACAGCCAAAGAGCTCTCTACCCTGAAGGCTAAGATTAGGGGTGATGGTCTCGAATATCTCCTCCAAGAAGAGGATGAAGAAGATGAAGAAGATGAAGAAACAGGAGATTCTTTTCAAGAACTTCTGCAAAAATGCTCAGATGATTTCATACAGATCTCTGAGTTCCGAGGTTTGAAGAAAGGTTACACTTTCAAGACAGACAATCAAGGCACCGGCTACTACAAGAATGGTGTTGCCTTTGAAGATTCATCTGAAGAAGAATTGATTGAATGCGATGATTGTAAACGCGTTTGGGATGGAAACGCACAATGTCCCTGTGGTATGGATTATGAGATTTTTGAAGGGCAATCTACATTCCCGACTGAATGTACAGACGAAACAAATAAGTTTATCTTGAGATACATCGCAAAGGAATGGCCGGATTTAACTACTATGGAGGAAAAATACACTAAAGAAGTAGCATATAAGATATACAATAAAAACGATCACCCTTGGGCTGCTCGCGGGCACCTCCCCCCGAGTTCGCCAGCATCGAATGGAGATGTGTATACATTAAGTGGTAATGGATCATGCGGTGTTGTTAGTGGTTTTGATTCACGTGGTGAAAGTTTTATCCTGGATGTCAAAGGCAAAGCTTTTGAAGAACTAGACAATGTTCTTTGTATTCTCATATAAAATCTATGTAAATAAATCAAAATAATTTACTAATACATTCAAAAGAAGAATTTATGTTAAAATATATTATAATCATGTCCTAAAATGTTTTTTTATGGTGATATTAAAAAAAAACAAGTTTTATTCAAGATCAGGAAGTTCTTCAAGATCAGGAAGTTCTTCAAGATCAAGAAGTTCTTCAAGATCAGGAAGTTCTTTAGCTCGTGCGAAACAGCAAAAAAGAAAAGTAAATTTGAAAGTTACTTTATGATAAAGTTAAAAAATAGCAGACAACTCGCAGACAACTCGCAGACAACTCGCAGACAACTCGCAGACAACTCGCAGACAACTCGCAGACAACTCGCAGTATGGCTCTCAACAAGCACTTTGCGACTCACAGCATTCGGTGCTCACCCGATGAGACTTTCCGCGGTATTCATCTAAATGAGATCGTTGAAGTCGCCAGCTCCTTGGTTCACAAAGCACCCCCAGTAGGGGAGAAGACAATCCTCTGTATTCAGGCATGTCCAACAGAACTTGGACAAGGGGACGTTAGTTCAAACCTACGATTCAAGAAAGACAGAGAGAAGAACAACCTCGCATGCGAAAGATGGGTAAATATCCTTCAAAATGCAGGTGGAGGAGTATACAGCACAACTCTTTCACGCGAAGATCGCTTGAGAATGTATAAGTTGAATGAAGACGGGACGATAGATGTTTATAACAAACAGAAAGATGAACTTCTTGAAGAAAAAGAGATACTTAAGAAGTTCTTGGAAAATTTCGGTATGGATTCTGAAAGAGTAAAGGTGATGAAGGGAGCATCAGAATACGGAGCAACTTACATGGCTGACCTACTTTCATTCGTAATGATTTTGGAGGTAATGTATAATGAATCATCCTATGCTTCAAAGTGGTATACTCCCGAAATAGTCAAAGCAGGAGACGAACGTTTGAAGCCTGTTCAGAAAGGGGAAAGGCTTTGGACACCAATTGAAGGAAATGACTACTTGTATTTCACACCTTGTGAAGAAGGTAATGGTGTAAACATCAAAACATTCGTTGGAGACGCATCAAAACTCTATAAGAGACTAGAAGATCTACTTACACTTGAAGAAAATGAAGAAAAGGCAGACCTTCGGAAGATGTTCAGTTTCTGTAAGACTTACACGCGTAGTAGCGATGTTTGGATAAATGACTTGGATGATCCACTAGCAATTTACATGATCCTTAATGCATATTCCCATACCGAACTCAATGAAAATGAGATAGCTATCAAAACTCAACTTGAAAACATCACATCAACATTCTTTCAGTAACCTCTAAAATAATCAAAATGTTTACGGACATAATCTATCTCTTCCTTGTTTAATCCAAATGTCCAATCAAATGTAAAATTTTTTTTAAATGCTTCTTTTATTGAAACGTATCCAATATTATCTCTAGAATCATTGGTTATATCTCCATCTTTATAGGTTGTAAAATGACCATGTTTGTATTCGCGATACCATTTTGAAAAAATATTGTGAACAATTTGATTTGTCATTTTTTCTACTATAGTTTATAATGACAGAAAAAAAATGTATCTTTAACACAATTTTAACAAATATGAAAGAAACTATTAAAAAAGCTTTCGGAGAACCTAAAACAGGTATCCATTCACATCGTATATTTGATATTGCTTACTTAGACGTTTTCGTTACAATGATTGGGGCTTTCATTATTCAAAAATTATTTTTTCCGAAAATAAAATATATAAAAGTATTATTCTTTTTCTTTTTATTAGGAATAGTTTTACATCGTTTATTCGATGTTAAGACAACATTTGATAAATTCCTTTTTGAATAGATTTAAAAAATTGATTGAATAATAAGTAAAATGGAAGAAAACAAAGATAAAAAAGATAAAAAAGATAAAAAAGATAAAAAAGAAGAACAAGGAGTTAAGTCATTAAAAGTAGAAATGAATGATAAAAATAAAGAAGCATTTAATATATTTTTAAAAGAGGGAAATGATGCATTTGTAAAGCATGTCTTTAAAGGTGAGGGTATGGGAAAACTTTCTTATGCTGAAATGAGAATGATGTATGGTTAATATTTAAGACCATATTTTTTTATATATTTTTGCTTTTTAACATTATAATCATCATTATACAATGATAGTAATGATTTATAGATAAAAAAGAACCATCTTTCAAACATAAGTGTTTTCCATATATTCTGATTTTGAAATATTAAATTTATCATAAAATATGTAATTGGTGTTCTTAAAAATAATAAAATTTTTATACGTTTATATTTTATATAATTTCGTAGTGTCCCTAACAAAGGTGTTATAAGATATAAGAATATCATCGTAATTATTATTTAAGAATATATTCTTAAATAAAGATAAAATGTATTATAATCGTGCTAAAGAACAATATAAAAGAGGAAAATATCTAGAAGGATGGATTATCTCTAAAAAATACACTGACATTTTAATGGATCATAGTAAAAATGATAAAAATCTAGGTATGTGTTTTGCTATTCATGGACAATATATAAACGAACTTAAAAATAGACGCATCCCTATACATAAAAAAAATAATTACGTTCAATGTTGGGATACACTTTTAAATACACTTTTAAAGAATCCTAAGGTTAGTGTTCAACGTGGGGCTTTAAAACTTCTTCACCAGACATCTGTTCAACGCGCTTACTATTCTTCGTGAAGTATGATTCTACACGATCATAGCACTTCTTATAGTTGAATCTGTCAGAGTATGAATTTTGAAGATTGTGATTCATAAGACATGAACAGATGTCTAGGCGACATGGAACAAAGTTCTTGTTATATTGTGGGTAAGAAAGGATTATCTTTCGCGCGACGTTCATCTTTAATGTTTTAAGATTACAAAAAAATATATTTCAAATTTAATAATTACTTAAAAGAGATACAAGAAATTATAATAAATGTTAAGGCAAACTGCTGTAGATATGGAAAATACAGAAGATCTGATTAGTAAAGATGATGGATATTCTATGTTCTATGATTCAAGAAGAAAAAATTTAGGATTAGGGTGTTGTTTAATTTTATCTTATACTTTTTTTTATGTATTAGGGTTCTATGGAGGATATATGAGTGAAGAGAGGTGTGATGGATCAAATAATTTGTTTTAATCTGCTTGACTACTATCTCCAATAGATGTTATAATCATATTTTTCCAGCCATGGTCTCCCCAACCTGTTGGATTTTTATCGGACATAACTCCAAATTTTAATTTTCCATCAACTATCATTCTAGTTGGTGATACACTTGCCCCCCCGGGGGGCATGTGTACAGCCGCTTCACTGCTATTTTTGTTAAAATTTTTTTTATGACAAACTCTCCTACTTTTTTCAAGAGAGCTTGAATTTATTGGAGACTTATACATTTCGCTTGAACGGGGGTCATTCTGGGTCGCGAACTTGACCTTCCCATCCTCTATCAGGTGCTTCGGCGTAAACCACGACCAATCACAATTTAAATTTCTATAACAATCATCTAAACTTTCATTAACCTTAACATTAGGATGGTCACTACAATTACCCGTCGCGCTTCTAGACGCCGAACCGTTTTTCCAAAGACCTTCAGTATTATCACCCATTTTTAGGACCTCGCTACCCATCCCATGCCAGGTTCCCGTGATCGCCGTTTCACCGTCCAATCTCCAGGTTCCATAATGTTTAACAAAGTCCACAGGACAAAACTCACGATCAACACCAGCTAAATATATTTCCTTCCTCTTTGTATGATCCTTAAATGGGGCATTCTCGGCACCACCGCCCCAAGCAATTGTAGTGGCTCTATGTCTTTGAGGACGATTACTGTTGTTTTTAAACGTTAAGTTATTATTATCCCACTGTGTATTACATAAGACAGGTTGTCCCTCATCATTCTCACATGTTAAAAATTTGTTACCTCCTGCTTCTATTTCTCCACCTGAATATCTATATTTTTCAGGGAATGTTTTGGCAGAAAAATACTGAATAGATGTTCTCCTATGTCCCCATTCACTTGAAATAATGTCATTAACATTTACACTTGAACCTAATTTTTGATATAAGATACATGATGGTTTTTCTTGAGTATGGGGGGCGGGATGTCTTGTGACGGGGACTAAAGGGGGTTGATGGTTTGTATTAGCCCCTAAAGTAAAACTAGTACATCTATCTTCACCTTTACATGATTCCATACATTGTTCACTTGTTTTTCCATAGTAACTATCGTAGTTTTGGCCAGGAACTGGTAATATTGGATGACCATCTCCATCAGTAATAACTGCTCCGGGACTTAGATTGCGAATAACTCCATTTCTCCATTCATTACCTACACACATTCTAGCAAAATTATTTTCAAGATCCTGTTCACAACAATATTCGTCC